AACCCGTCCATGTCAACGACGAGTAGGTGCTGTAGGTACGAAGGGTCGGTGAACCCGTCGTGGAGTAGGTCATGCCACCACCGGCAGAACCGGCGACGATCCCGTGATCGGCTGGCCGGATAGCCATTAGGCCAGAGAACCGATCAGCGACCAAGCATCGGTCGCCGTCTTGATAAGCGTCGCAGCGGCGTACTGACCGTCGATCTCCTTATTGGAGTCCTTCGACTGGATCGTCACACCGGACCCCTGAGCCAACGTGCAGTTAGCCGAACCGATGTTCTGAACAATGATCTGCGTACCAACGTCGAAAGCCACCGACGAGTTCGGCGGCACAGTAAACGTCTGCGCCGACCCATTCGATGACGTAACCATCTTTCCGGCATCAGCAGCGACGAAAGTGTAGGTGGTGCCAGTCTGGGCGTTGATCGCCAACGGGGCAACCACACTCCCAGCGGTCACAGCACCCGTCACAGCCAAAGCACTCAGCGTGCCGACCGAAGTGATTGCCGACTGGGCAGCACCGGTAACAGTGGCCGCAGTACCAGAAGCGTTACCCGTGACATTCCCTGTCAAAGGCCCAGCGAAAGCAGTCGCCGTCAACGTCCCAGTACCAGCGTTGTAGGTGGCCCCGGCATCCGACTTCGGAGCCAGGTCACCAGTGGCTGACTCAAACAGAGCGACCGAACAGGTCGTGTTGGTCGTATCAGCGACCGTGATAGTCGTAGGTACAGCCCCAGCAGGCACCGCAGCCCACTCAGTGTCGCCGTCGGCCTGCTTTACCAGAACATGGTTCGTTGAAGCAGTAGCAGCCGTCGTAGCGCCGACACCCAGTTTCGTTTCCAGCGCAATAATCGCACCAGAATGATTGGTATGGACAACGTCATGCTCAAAGCCGGAATCATCCATCTCCGTCGTCGCCAAAGGCGACGGCTGCTGAGTGGCGGTATCAAGAGTCGTCGGATACTGGGTCGCCATGTTAGGACACCGTGATCGTTACCGTCAGAGTCCACTCTGAGCCCGAAGCCTTCGTGCCCAGAGAGGCCACCTTACGGTTCAAGGCCGTGCCGGTGTCTTCCCCGCCGGTACCGCTAGAAGCACTACGAATGCTCCATTCCTCCCAGGCAAAGTTGCCCTCAGAGGAGCCCCACACCGACTTCCAAGTCATCGTCTGACCTGACCGGCTTGGGAACGTGGACTCCATTGCCTGGTAATCCCTGGCGGAAGTACCCGCCTGGAGGCCCGTCTGCCCCGCAGCAGCCGCTGTAGTGCTGGTACCCACCCCGATATAACTGCCCGTGCCGTAGTCCGTGACAGAACCAATGTCGCAGAGGAGATCCAACAGATTCTGGATCCCCCCGTTCAGGAGAAGGTTGTCCTCAGTAGAAATCGTGTCGTCCGGGGGGAGCCCTTTGGCCCGGTCAGAAGCAACATTCCACTTCTCAACGGTGGCTACCACGCCCCAGTCTTTGGTGTCGATGACATCAGGTGCGCTCATAGATCCTCACTATACACCGGTCACGGGACGGCCACCAGACAGGCGACCGCCCCGCAAACGGGTTATTGGCTATGCCGGTTTACGGTGCAGCCGATGTGGTGTTGGTCTGGTGATCGTGCGGCTCACGCAAGGTGAGTTTCACGTTCGCCGTGTGTCCACCCGAAGTGGTGATGTCATACGTCGCCTTCATGTATTGCTTGTAGACATCCATTCGGATGTAAAGGGTTGAACTGTCGTCATCGTGAGCGATGGCAGGACAGGAGCCGTACTCAACAGTGTTGGTACCGCTACCGTCGTCTGCGCCCTCAAATCGGATCCCACCGGCAGCAAACGAAGCGTTCGCTCCGATAGCGCCCAGTACGATCTCCATGACGACGGGTCCTGGCTTGTCGACCTGAACCCAACCGGTGTTGCCGTCCGCCGCAATAGCAGTATCTGCGAGGAGTACGCCACCAGTTGCGTCCCGGACAAGTGTGCCTGGACCGACTGTGGTTGACGATTGCGCCATGTTTCAGCCTCCTATGCTTCCGTGAGGCCGGTATGCCTCACAATGGATAGAGGGTTGTAAATGGCCAGGCCGGGGTAAACCTCAACCCGACCCAAGTGCCCAGGCGCTGCCTCAGTCTCACCAAAGTCATTTACGTCGAACGACCCGCCCAGGCCCAACAGGCCCGACACGTTCTCGTCCTCGCCAAAGGCGATGTAGTAAATGCTTGAAGTGACGTCGCTTGATCCCTGTGTCTCATCGAACGCAAGGATCGCATCGCCTGACGCATCATCTCCGATGATCCGAACGGGAATCCCGTTCCACTGCAGAATCTGGCGGCCAAACCGGTCATCCCCTACATCAAGCAGGGAGAAGTAACCAGTTGTGTTGCGACCAAGGGTCGTCAACTTGCGCCGGATAAAGCGGTTCATCAGGATGACATCAGCACTGGACTGGCTACGCAAAAGATCGTGCGCCTCGTCCATCTTCGCCAATGTGAGGGGTCCGCCATTCGTTGCCTCAGCAATCGTCTGGCCCAAACCCTCAGTGATAAGGGAGTTGATTCCCTTGAAATCCTTGGCGGTACCAGTACCGTCGAAGAAATACTTGTCGTAAGTCCTGGACATGGCCTTTGCGAACTTGGCGTACTGCCTGGCTTTCGCAGAGACTACGTTCCCACGGACTCTGACAAGGTAGTTATCGACAAATACCTCGCCACCAAGGATAGCCGTACCAAAGTACCGCTCCGTGTCTGTGCCGAATGACCTGGTGTAGGCCTCGTTCACATCACGGAAAGCGGGCGTTGGCAGGCTGTTTTCGACCTGCACCTTGAGAGCGTTCCCAGCGATGGACGTCTGTGGAAGCATCTCAAGAATCGGAGATTCCTGGATCAGGGTCTCAACGACCCCACGCTTCAACTGATCGTCACCGTACTTGGCCGCCTCAAGGAGGGTCACGCTGCCGCTTGGCATATCGCTGGCCTTCCTGTGGTTAGTGGGTGATTAGATGGGACCCTCTAACGACGGCGCTTGCTGGGCTTATTCTCCAACGCCCACTCAATGGCCTGAATACCGGTCAGTTTCTCCGGGTTGATCACCGGAGTTGGCTGGCCGGACATTGCGCCCACCTGGCGAGCCCTGTCAAATGCCTCAGCATCGGTATGAGAACCAGAATCAGGTGCCGGGCCAAGGAAATCCTCAACCTGGCGATCCAACTCATCGCCCTCAAAACCCCGCCTTGCTAGCAGGTCCCTGGCCAACTCCTCTTGCTGACCACGACGATCCTCATGGATCTCCCTGGCCCGCTCTTCAAGTTGGCCTATGTCGACGCCATCCAGATCCGTGGGCTTCACAAGCGACAAACCGTGCTGCTGAATAACCTCTTGGGCTTTCAGGCCGGTAAGTTCGCCTCTAAGCGATTTGTTCTGTTCTAGCGTTTCCTCCAACTTCTGTCGGAGGGTGCCTCCCGACATCTCAGAAATATCTTCATCAGTGTCGTATGGCATATGTTGCTCCTGGTCTCGTACTCTTCTGAACCCCAGGGGTACCCAGAAGGATTGGTATATCTAAGTATAACTGACACAGCGTGTCAATAGCGGGTACCGGTCGCTCCTCGTCCTGGCTGTGCTAACCGGGCCCCACGGGAAGTAGTAGCAAACCCCCCGGGGGTACGGGCCCGTGCCAACTCGCCTTGACGGGCCCGTGTCAAAAGATCAGTTTCAGGGGCTTGGCTCAAGAACACTGCGTTCTCAAACTCCTCCTGGCCAAACGTGGCATCGCCCTCCCCTTGGACGTTCGTCCTGCGAATCATGGATTCAATCATCGAACCCTGGTTCACGAAAGACCCGTAACCCTTCAAGGCCTTAGCCCGGTCAATACCGGCCTGCCTAAACTCCCCCACACGCTCCATAGACGGGGCCACCAGCCCCTGCTCCGCTGCGGCACCGCCGACAAGAGCAAACTGGAACGCTTCTATCAGTTCGTCCAACTCCAACAATGAGTCACCGTCCGGGTCCCCCAAATACAAGGCCTCCACCAGGCCCTGGGCCTGCTCCGTGGAAAGAGCGTTGATCCTAGCCAGCGCACCCTCCGGCAAAGCCCCCTGCGCTTGCAGGGTGTTCAGAGTCTCAGCAGTGGCCTCCAAGGCGGCGTCCGTGGCGTTAGCCACCCAAGTGGAGTAGTCAAACTCT